ATCTAGACCTCTTACTCCTTGCTTTAATACATCTTTTAAGACACATGTATCTACATAATCGTTTTTATAATTTCCACCACTGCAACAGTTATAAGCCGTCTTAATATAATAATCATTAAAATTAAAATCAAACAATTTGGAACTGTCAATTGACTTTATTTTACCATTTAATTCACCATAGATACTATCCATTAATCCACATTCTTTACTTCTTAAGCCATTGTAATAAAAGTAATACAAAAAGGCAATCACAATAATAATCATTGTAATTACAACTATTAACAATATTGCTGTCGTTTCTTTCATTTGAGTTATATTTTTGATTGCATTATTAAAAGCCGCTTTTGCTGCATTTGCTCCTCCTGTATTTATTGTTGTTGATCCGGTATCCATATTATATTATATAAATAAAAATAATATATTATTTGAAAGTTTATTATTTATTATAATCAAAATCAAAATGAAAAAAATAAAATTAGAAATAATAAAATTATATTATGATGAATAAAGAATTAAATATATTAGTATATTAATATAAAACCAATGGGAGGAGGATTAATGCAACTTGTTAGTCAAGGTCAACAAAATATCGTTTTGAATGGTAACCCTAGTAAATCATTTTTTAAAGCTACTTATAGACAATATACTAATTTTGGATTACAAAAATTTGTTGTTAATTATGAAGGTTCCAAAACGTTACGATTATCGGAAGAATCTGTTTTCACATTTAAAATCCCGCGTTATGCGGATCTTCTAATGGACAGCTATGTATCCGTCGCTTTGCCGAATATTTGGAGCCCTATTTTGCCACCACAGCAAATAACAAATGAGAGTACATCTCAAGGTTTAGGTAATATCGAACAATGGGCACCCTATGAGTTCAAATGGATAGAAAATCTAGGTGCTAAAATGATATCCAAAATACAAATAACATGTGGTAATTATACATTGCAAGAATACTCAGGTGACTATTTGCTAGCTTCTGTACAACGCGACTTTAATGCGGAGAAAAAGGCATTATTTGATGCAATGACTGGAAATGTACCAGAACTAAATGATCCGGCAAACGCGAATTCTCGTGTTAACACTTATCCAAATGCTTATTATACAAATGATTTAGCTGGTCCTGAGCCATCAATAAGAGGTCGTATTCTATATATTCCCTTAAATAGTTGGTTTGGATTAAAATCTCAAATGGCATTTCCATTGACATCTTTGCAATATAACGAATTACATATAAACGTTACATTTCGTCCAATAAATGAATTATTTGTGATACGTGATGTCTTTGATGCAACTAACAATTATCCATATATTGCACCTAATTTCAATGCATGGTATATGCAATTTTATCGTTTTATACAGCCGCCACCAGATGTTTGTATTGGAATTGACTCATATTCAGATATAAGAACATTATGGAATGCGGATATTCATTTGAATTGTACTTACTGCTTTTTATCGAATGAAGAAGAGCGTTTGTTTGCTTTACAAGAACAAAAATATTTGATTAAACAGGTAAATGAAAGAACATTTTCAAATGTGACAGGTCCAAACAAAGTCGAGCTAGATTCGCTTGGTATGGTAGTTGATTGGCTATTTTATTTTCAGCGAAGTGATGCCAACTTACGCAATGAATGGTCAAATTACACAAATTGGCCCTATAATTATTTGCCAGTGAACGTTGTACAAGCACCTACAAATGGAACTTATACAGTATACAGAAGTTTAGCAGGCACGTTAACTCCTGTTACAATTGGTCCAGGTGTTAATCCAGATGGTACTTTAACTGGTATACTTATAAATCAAGCATACAATCCTCAAAATACAAAATCGATTTTAGTTGCTATGGGTATTTTATTAGATGGCTCTTACAGAGAAAATATTCAACCAGCAGGAGTATTTGATTACATTGAAAAATATACGAGAACTTCTGGGAATGCACCCGAAGGCCTTTATTGTTATAATTTTTGCATACAATCTAATAATGCCGATTTGCAGCCATCCGGTGCAATGAATATGAGTAGATATAATCAAATCGAATTGGAATTTACGACTATCATTCCTCCCTTAGATCCGCTGGCACAAAGTTTAACCATTTGTGATCCGGAAACAGGAAGTATTATTGGAGTAAATAAACCCACTTGGCGAATTTACGACTACAATTTCGATATGCACTTGTTTGAAGAGCGAATTAACATTGTCAACTTTATTGGCGGAAATGTGGGTCTCATGTATGCGACATAATCTGTCTTTAAGTTCAAAATTATATATATTAAATTTGAACTTAAGGAGAAAGGGTAGTATTGGCGGCCGGTGGTGTGGTTTCATAAAATTGGCCTGTTGCAGAAACAGTAGTAGGATATTGCGGCGTGAAATCGGCTTTGGTAAATGGAATGCCTTGCTGCGCGCCGCCTTGAAAAACGCCTTGGCTATACTTATCATGGGTTTCTCTGGATTTATTATACAATTGCAGCCCTTTATTAAAGGAAGGGGTCCATAAATCTAGGCCTAAATAGGGCTGCTGTAATGTACTACTTAAAGAACCAGGGGATGCTTCGGCATAATCTTTGTAACGACCATTGTCTGTTGTTAAGACGTCACTGTATTGGAGACCCTGGTTTAAATCGGATGGATCATAAGGAGGCACATCTTTTGTTTTACATGGACCTCGTGGATTTTCAGGAGGTTGGCAACCGGGGCAATCAATATCAGTTGAACATTGGTCTCTTGTGATTGCACACTGGGCTTGTGGACCACAAAAATTTTGGCAACTATAAGGACTGTTGAATGGTAAATTAACCGTATGACTGTACAAAGGCGAATTCTTATCATTTAAATTGATGACAGCGTCTTTTGGATAGGGTATGACTTTGTGCGAATATTTTTCAAAATCTGTTAATCCCTCTTTTAAGCAAATCTTATTAACAACTAAACTACTACCCCATCTGATTATTATCCAAAATAGAGCTAAACAAGCTATTGTATATATAATTGTTTTTTGATAATTCATATATATACAATAATATTATTTTACCAAGGTGTCTGTGTCTTATCACCATAACCACAATTTATTTACCAACAAATACAGTTCTTTGGGGAAATTCTTCTATATTTTTTGCACCAATATATGTTCCTGTGCTTCTTAGACCACCTAAAAAATCTTGAATTGTGCCTTCTAATTTACCTTTATAAGGAATTTTTAATACATCACCTTCTGATGATCTATAAGTTTCCATTTTTCCGAAATATTTCTCCATGGCATGTCTAGAACTCATCCCATAAAATAACTTATATTTCTGACCATTTTCTTCCACAACTTCACCAGGATTTTCATCGTGCCCTGCAAACACGCCTCCTGCCATGACAAAGTCAGCCCCCGCACCAAATGCCTTTGACATGTCGCCAGGATATTTTATGCCTCCATCTGATATTAAATAAGATTTATAACCTAACTCCTGCAAAGATATGCTAGCTTCACTGCACTCACGCACCGCTTGTAATTGGGGGCGTCCTACACCTGTTTGCCTGCGGGTTAAACAAGCACTTCCGGATCCAATACCAATTTTCACTACATCGACTTCTCCTTCCGATACTAAAACACTGTACATTTCTGCGGTTACTACATTACCAGCAACAAGTATTTTATCAGGATATAGATCTCTGATCTTCTTGCAAAAATCAACAAAACATTGCATATATCCATTTGCAACATCAATACAAATCCATTTACAATTTGTAAATTCGACTATTTCTTGTAAATTGGCGAAATTATCGTCAGTTATTCCAGTTGTCACCATATAATATTCAGCATCTAACTCGATACCTTGATTGATAGCGTTTTCATAGTCTTTTACTGTATAAAATTTGGAGAGAGCTGTTAACATTTTGTAATTTTTCAAAACATTATAGACATCAAATGTTCCTGTTGTATCCATATTAGATGCAATAATAGGAATACCTGTCCACGTAACATTGTTCCTAAAAGAAATAGTTCTTTCTAAGCTGACCTCACTGCGAGAGGATAATAAACTATATTGTGGCAAAATAAATACATCATTAAAGTCAAATTCCTTTGTAATAAAATCTTCCATTGAGCAAATGTATTATTTATAGAGTTATATTTATATTATTTTATTCGCAAAATTTAATATATATTTATTATAACTAATGTCAACTACAGAAGATAGCAGTGCAATTGATGAAAAAAAAACGGACGACACAGGATCTGGACAACCAAACTTTAAAGCATTTTTATTTAATTATATTTATAGTATTCTTTTTACTATAGGGATAGGCATTTTTGTTATAGGTGGATTAGGACTTTATACTTCTAAAGTTGCTCAATCGGATATCCTTCCAACAGATATTAATTTGGCACCGTATACAGATATTGAATTAAAGAATTTTATTGTTGAACCGGTTGAAATAAATATAATGAAACCGCATTTATTTTCACCTGCCGACCAAACTACATCGCAAACAGCAATGTTTAACTATAAAGGTTATTTGGATAGTTTTGTAAAGAGTTTTATATGTAGTTTGAAAGCTTGGGCTGACCCAAAAGGCGGTTTTTTTAGTAATTATGCGCTTTACTTTTCAAAAGTATATGATGGAATAGTTGCAACAAATTTTTCATTTATAAATATGACATTTGGTGGTTTAGGAGGAAAGATACCAGAGGGCATCTTTATGATTTTATATGGATTATTTGGGCCTATTGTTTGGCTAATATTGTTCCTATTTACAAATTTAATAAGTATCTTTTATCATGCTAAGAATTTATGGCAATTATTTAGAGGTAAAATAGGAGAGGAACATAATTTTATTTGGACAGCCAATGCACAATGGTTTTCATTTTGGAAATGGGTGTTTTTCTTTTTCTTTGGTTTCACTATTTGTCTTATTTCAACCTTTGTATCGCCTGTACTACTAACAATATATGCATTATTTTCTCCCTTGTTTGCTAAATATAATCTAATTGATATAGATGCTCAAAATAAACCAGTTGTAACAGAAAATCAAGGCGTATTTGATTTTATACAATCCACCTTTGTTTATAAGAAATTCTTTTTCTTTATACTTGCCACGATAAGTTTAATATATAATGCTGCCATCTATTTAGGATCATCTTATATGATTGGTATAATAATTGCAATTGTAATTGTTTATTTGCTAGGTTTATATAAAAATCCTATTCCAACCCATCAAGAAGATGTTAGTTTCAGAAGCAGCGAAATATCAAATGTAAAACAACCAAAGCCTGTAGAGATCTGTCCACCCATTCAAGAAGAAGGAGATATTAACTTGGTGACGAGAGAAGATTTGGATCCAAATAATGTTAATAGCTGGTCGTCAAGAGTAAAAGGTGAAGTAAAGAATGAATTAAAGGGTGAAATGAAAGGAGGGTCAAAAAAAATAAAAACGAATTCGACTGCAAATTTGTTTATAAAACCCGTGAAGAAATATAATATAAAATTGGTTTAATAAAGAATTGGTTTAATAAAGAATTGGTTTAACAAAGAATTTAAATATAAATACTAATTCTAATTAAGATGGGTAAAAATAAAACAAAAAAGGTGTTGCCTTTTGTTAGTATATGTACACCGACATTTAATAGACGACCATTTATTCCTTATATGATAAAATGTTTTGAACATCAGACATATCCAAAAGAAAAGATAGAATGGATTATTATAGATGATGGAACAGATCCAATTGAAGATTTGGTTAAAGATATACCACAAGTGAAATACTTCTATTATAAAGAAAAAATGTTACTAGGAAAAAAGAGAAATTTAATGCATGAAAAATGTACAGGTGATATAATTATTTATATGGATGACGATGATTATTATCCTCCAGAAAGAATATCGCATGCAGTAGATACGCTGTTAAAAAACCCATCTTATTTAATAGCAGGATCTTCTGAGATGCATGTATATTTTGAGAGTAAAAATCAAATGTATCAATGCGGTCCTTATAAACAAAACCACAGTACAGCAGCGACATTTGCCTTTAAAAAAGAATTATTAAAACAAACAAAATATGATGATGAAAAGGCGCTTGCAGAAGAGAACCAATTTACAAAGGGATATACAATACCATTAGTTCAATTAGAAAGTTTAAAATCGATTTTGGTTTTTTCTCATAGACACAATTCACTTAATAAGGAAAAGTTATTGGAAAATCCAGAAATGACAAAAACAGTTTTATCAAAGTATACAGTAGATGATTTTATAAAAGATCCAGTTTTGAAGCAATTTTATATGCATGATATGAATAAATTATTGGAAGATTATGAGCCGGGTAGACCAGAAAATAAGCCAAAAATATTAGAGCAAATAAAACAGATGGAGACAGAACGTGCTAAAAGGATAGACGATCACAATAAGATGTTGGAGGCACAGAGAAAAATAATGTCTATTCATAATACTAGTCAAAATCAATCAATCGAAGCACTAAGGAATGAATATGAAAAAAAACTAGCCGATAAGAATTATATTATAAACGAATTATTGAAGAAGATTAAGTTATTGACAGAGAAGGGATAAATATTATATTAAACAATATAAAGACAATAGGTATATATATGTATATATAACCGTAAGCATGCCATACGACGACCAATACTACCCTGTTGTTACTGAAAATGATTTATCAGATGATGGAAGTTTAAAGAGGAGTACAACAGATGATATCAAACGTCTAGATAAACATTATGAGAAGTTCAACAAGAAAATTTATTATGATCAGTCAAGAGATGACAGATCTTACAAGACAGTAGCCATTAAGAATTATGGTTCTGGACAAATGGGATCCAGAATTCGTAATGCAGTGACTGGCCAATATACGCCGTATTTAGTTGGTTCTGTAGATGAAGATCTATTCTTTGTTGTGAGCAATTGCATGGCTCGTTCAGGAAGAAAAGAGCCAATGCATTTGTTCTATGATAGTCCTGAGCAATATGAAAATCATCATTTTACTACAGTAAGTCAACAGATAAAGCAAAAGTGGGCTGCGAAGAATTTGCTAGCGCGTCAACAATTGGGTCAGGAGCAGGAATAGAAACTCTCTGTACAGAAAATATGCAAAAATCTGTACGGTGGATTTTAGAGAAACTCTCTGTACAGAAAATATGCAAAAATCTGTACAACAAATTTTACTAATTAAATATTTTATTTATTCGCAATAAAATATTTGAATACTTATTCGTCTAATTCATCTTCTGATACAGTGTCTTCTATATCCGCTGCATTTTCCTTTGTATATTTATCCAAGTATCTATATATACGATTTATATCTAACTTTGATATATCGTAATTTTCAAATAGCGCTACTATCTCGTTATCAGTATATTTATTTTTTAAATCTAAAAAAAATGCAAACATATCATTCTTATCCATCGATAATTCTTGACACAAGTTTTGAATAAAAATAGAATTATTATATTCTGTCGAATATTTTGTTAGTACCTTTGTAAATCTTACCTCTATAGGATTGAACTTTTGCTTTTTGGGAATTGTATAATGATATAATTTATTATTCTTAAATGTTTTCAATAGAGAACTCATCTCATTAAATTGCCAGATCTGCTTCTGAAATGTAATTCTATCTATATAATCTGCAAAACACATATTATCTAAAATATTCAAATAAAATGGAATTGACTCGTTTTTTTTCATTTTTGAAAGTACATCAATTATATTCTCATGCCACAATAACCCCACTATTGTTCTATCTGTCTCATTCATTATCGTCAAATGGTTTTCAATTGGAAAATTGTTATTGATTAATTTTTTTGTTATCTTTCTTGTATCATCATTATAGGATTTCATTAAAAAAATATTTTGAATTATATTTGTATTTAGAATATTCTGTTTGTTTTTATACAACTCATAAATAGTACCCAATTTTCTTAAATCTCCCTGAATAAAATTAATTATATTTGTTTTTATATTTTCATCTAAATTTGGTATTACTTTTTCTACTAATATATTCATTTGAGGTTTTGTCGGAGTTTTTAATTCTATTACATGACATACTTTCATTAATTCTTTTATTTTTTTATCAATGTGATAATTACCTATACATATTATCGGATTTAGTGTAATCTCCTCCAATCTTTGCTTTTTTGTTTTTTTTGGCCGAATAATTTTAATTAATGAATTTATTCCTCCTTTATCCCCATTATTCATGCCATCAATCTCATCCATTATTATTGCAATACGTTGTATTTTCTTATAAAACATACTCATTACATTTTTATCAGACATATTATGTTTTGTTATTGTATCCATTATGGACTTGTTTCGAATATCACCTGCATCATATTTTATTATATCATAATTTAGTTCTTTTAATATGTTAGTTACAAATGTCGTTTTACCTGATCCAGGATCACCATAAATATATATCCCTTTCTTTGTTGTTAAATTATACTTGTTTTGTTCAAAATCCTTTAAAATATCCTTCATTTTATTCATATCATCCTCTCGATTTAATATATTATTTATATTTATGTCCTCCATCTTATATATCTAATTGTATTCTTTTTATGTTGATTTTTACTCAATCCTAGTTCTTCCATTAAATTTAATATTAATTTTCTGCATTTTGTCGATTCATTATCAATCGCATATGACTCTAGAAAAGTTATGTAATTTGAATATATACTTGTCCTGTAATAACACTTTTTCATATCCAACCATCTCCTATAATTTTCTTTTAATAATAAATTAAACACAAAATCATTATCTTGTCTTATCATACTGCGTATGTAATTTTCTATATTTCTTTTATTTATGTACTTTCTAACCTTTGAATGCATTTCAATATAATTCGCTTTTGTTAGAAAAATGGTAATTACATCTGGCACATATTCCCATATCAAGTCTATCATCTCTTGTGGCAGATTATCTATATTTTTTAGCAAATTGTTAGTAAATGTCATTATACTTACTAATAATATATTTATAAATATTTTTTTTATATTTATAAATATTTTTTTTGTATTTTATGTAGTAGTGGTACTAGTTGTAGTATTTGATGTATCACACGGATTAGGCACTCCTGATGTTATACCGTCCCAAGTAACTTGACATGCATTTGCCCAAGTGTATTTAGAACATGATCCGTTTTCACCATTAAATGGTGCTTGATTAAAATTAACAGTACCTTGTTCACCCTTACTTGGAACATTACATCTACCTAAACTATGTGAATTATAACATGCCTCACCATTACCTGAAAGATCTACCCAATAGTCTGGACAAGCTCCTATAATTGGTGGCCATACTTCCGAATTGGATGCTTTAGATAAGGAAATACCTATTACAACCAATATTATTATTAAAAGAATAATCGCTATTGTTAGTACTATCTTTTGAAAAGTCATTGCTATATATAAAATAAACATATAATTTTTTTATGAATGTATTATAATATGAATAATTCTAAAAATACGAACAATGGTAGGGTTGATATTATTAGTAAAACGGAAGGACCTGATATATCACAATTATTTGCTATGTATGATAAAATACCTGCTAATCAATGTGCTACATTTAGGGAACCAACATTAGGTCAATGGAACGAAACCGCTCTATCTAAAGCTTATTTTTCTAAAGAAAATATACAAATTATTCAAAATGGAATCCGAGCCGGAGTATATGAAAAATCCAATGGTCAATATACGGTTGCGCCCCAAGATTGCGACTCTTTAAAAATTATCATGAGAAGTGTATTTTTACAACATGCAGCTAATCAACCCCATAATATATCTGGACAAATCGAACAACTCAATCAAATTGTTTTGGATTATTGCATTTTTCATGTCTATTCAGAAGCACAATCTTATATGAAATACTTGCACGATGCAAGTACATTGGTTGTACCTCTATCTCATGGAGTTCTCGAAAGACAAAAAGATAAAAATAATTATCTTATGCCAAACTGGTTTTAGAAACCTTTTTATAACGAAGTAATAAATGTGGAAAAAAATTGAAATTATATTTTAAAAATATAATTTCAATATACTTATACCAATCACAAATCTAAAAGATGTATATTCACGTTTTAGTTAAAACATTTACTAAGGCACAAATGGAAGCTGTTCTAAATTATTATAATACTAACAAAGCAGCCGATGAAGAACCATTAGAAAGACTTGACCGAGCTGAAGGCGGATTTCAAATTAAACTCAAAGAAGATCAATGGAAAATAGATCCGTATTTCGGACTTGCAGATGCGAATGATAAAATACGACAGTTGCGTTGGTCAAATGGATACCTACTACCAATGGGATACAGAGGTTTCACAGAAAAACAATATATGCTATTATACGAGTCTCTTGTTTTTGGATTTGAACCCGGATCAGTTCTTCTAGAAAATAATTAAAAAATGTAATTTGTAATATAATTATGCAATGTAATTTGTAATGTAATTATCTAGCCATGTAACTTTTTTTATTTTTATAAATAAGAACACACGTCACGACAAATCCATTCATTCAATAAATAGTATGCAATATGGTCTTCTGGTAACACGAATTCCGTGCCCTCAGCTAACTGTATATAGTTTTTTCGTTTCGACCAATTTATTTCGGCTGCTAATAATATTTTTTCTAGAAAATTCTTGAAATATATAAATGTATTTGTACAAGACATACGCGACACGTTATTCATTATTTCAAATACGATTTCGTCTGTTTGAACGTCATACTGTAAAGTAATACGCACCTTTGCCCATTTTTTTCTCCTGAGATTATCGTCTGCTGGCATATTCTCCTTTATCCATTCATTCATTTCTTTTGTCGTGATGTCTCCGCGTTCCCTCGCTTCCAAGACACTATTAAGTAGTCTTTCATTGACTGTATCTGCAGCATATGACGCACAACACTTATAGTGACTAATCAATCTCTGTGCTTTGTAATCTTCTGTTGTTAGTTCGATCGGTAATGTGCCATACTCTATTAACCATGAATATTCCTCCGGCTGATATTGTATTCTCACGCCTTCTAATTGGCTAAATTGTTCATTTATATATGTTTTAACCCACTCTGCATCACAAGCAGGTATTCTGTATACATTTTGCCACCACATGTTTCTGTAGATAGGCAGTTTGACAATTGGACTTACCTGTGTTATTATTCTCTTGCCTAGATCTGCAAGACTTACGTTAGAAATAGGGGCAATAGGAAATGGGATGTTAGGAAATAAGTTTTGCATTTTTAAATTATTATCAAATTAAATTCTTAGAAATTAAATTCTTATTAAATTATTGTATGACTACCAATCTTATCAGTACGACTAGAAATTTCAATTTTTTATAACTTGTCAAAAAACTAAAAAACTAAAAATAAAAACTTTATACCTTTTCTTATTTCAAATGCCGAATTCTCTTATAAAATTATTAAGCGATAAATCAAACCAAACCATACAATTTTCTTCATTCTCAATAGATTTACAATTTCTATATACTTTACATTTTATATCATTTGTTTTACTATGTTCATCTAAATTTGCATAAAATGCTTTTACTTCTTCCATCATTTCGTCACTCATTAATGTATTACATTGTTGTTTAAACAAAATTTTATATTCATTATTAGTATAAGTATATATCTTTACTCCATAAATACCTTTCGTTGTATAATAAATGTTATTGTTTAACATAATAAATATATTTTAAATTATTTCTATATCATTTGAATTTTTATAAAAATAAAAAATTAATTATATAATTATATTACATCTCTTCTAACAACAACTCTTTCGACTTCTTAACCGATTTTTTTACACTTTTATTTACACTCGTCACCTTCTTTTTTTTTACATCTCCTTGCTGTGCATCCAGTCTTTCCTTTTGATATAACTTATATTCTTTTTCTAATTCTTCCAACTCTTGTAACCACATTTCTTGAATAGTTGTCGCCTCAATCTTATGCAACTCTGCTTGCTTTAATTGATGATCTTTTAACAATTTTTCTACATTTTCTTCTGATACCGCATCCATTGGCATTCTTACTAAATATTTAAATTCCTCATCATCATCAATTTGTTCATATTCCTTGTCCAATAACATTTCACTAATTTCCTGCTTCTTCTTTTTTCTCAAATCTATCGTACCATCCAATACCTCTTGAATATATCTCGCCTTATTCGACAAAATTAATAGCTCCCTTTCTAAATTTTCAATCAAATTATCTTTTCTATCCTCATAATGTTGCAAACGAATATCGTAATAATCATCAATAATTTGATCCACATTGTCATACTTTTTCAATTTATCTTCTGCGTTAAATAAGTTCATATTGGTCGTAGATGTAGTACTATACAATTTCAATAATTTCTCAAGACCATTGCATCCATAATCCCCTTTCAATGCCTCCAATTCTTGTACTTTACCTTTTGTGAAAGAAATCACAAATTCTACTGTAGTATCCGTATAATTCTCATACACATCTTTTACAAATGGCACAATTTTCTTTCCTTCTTTGTCCTTATCGTTTTGCAAATCACTCAACAATTCCTTGAAATCTTCTGTCCAATAACCAATTGGAAGTTCAGTAACACGAATTTTATCTTGTTCTACATGCTCATATTTACCTTTAAACATAAATTTACTATCACCTACCTTTGTAATCGAGCCAGTAAATCCATCATAAAATGGCACAAATTCAAAGTCGCTTGTCTCTAGATTTTGCAATTTATTTTTTAAATAATGAATGATTTGCAATGGATTGTAACAGGGTATTTCTGTACTGAAACCAGTGCCAATACCCTTTGTTCCATTTACTAGAACCATAGGAATAATCGGCACATAGTATTGCGGCTCTACTGGTGTTCCATCATCATCCAAATAATTCAGAATTTTATCATCTTGTTCTGGAAAGATAAATCTTGCTATTTTTTCAAGTCTAGTAAATATATATCTTGGCGATGATGCATCCTGACCACCTTTAATTCTAGACCCGAACTGACCTGATGGAAACAGCAGATTGATATTATTTGATCCCACAAAATTCTGTGCCATTCCTACAATCGCCTTATTCAGACTTTCTTCACCGTGATGATAACATGATTGCTGTGATACGTAACCAGAAAATTGCGCCACTTTCATTTCAGATGTTAAACGTTGTTTGAATGCACAAAACAGGATTTTTCTCAAACTGATTTTTAGTCCATCCATCAAATTGGGAATACTGCGATCACAATCATACTTGGAAAAGTGTATCAACTCTTTATGAATAAACTCTTCATATGGTATCATTTGTTTTCTTGTGTCTGCAAAACTCTTACGATCATAAATAGTTTCCAGCCATGTCTTTCTATCATCTGCTCTCTTTTTATTGAAAACCATATCAATTGCATCATCACTCGTTGCGCCAGTATGTTGAAATCCTACAAACTTTTTCTCCTCAAAATATTCACGAAATTCTGTTTTTGTTGAAGTACCCAAACCTTTGTAATATTTTATATTCCATCCCTTTGTATCGTTTTGACTTTTCCATTCTTCATATTCGCCCTCATTGTAAAACTTCAATTCACTATTTCCCTTTTTTGCCTTCAAAATCGGCGTATTCATAAAACCAATAAAGCCAGGTATCTTGGTTAAACTGAGCCATTCATTTTGAAACAAGTTAATACATAATCCTTTGATATGTGACCCATCTAAATCCTGATCCGTCATAAAGACAACTCGGCTATATCTCAAATATTTGTGCACATCTTCAATTGTCTTGTATTCTTTTCCACCTTCTAATCCAAGAATTTTTTTTATTTCTGCAATTTCCTTATTTTCTGATACTTTTTTAACTGCTTCGCCTCTTACATTCATTACCTTACCCTTCAAGGGATACACGCCAATTGTGTTTCTATCTTCAGAACTCAAACCAGAAATGACACCTGTCTTTGCTGAATCTCCCTCACAAAAGATAATCATGCATTCTTTTGATTTTTCTGTTCCTGCCCAATTAGCATCATCTAATTTGGGAATTCCGCGAACACTCTTACTCTTGGTACCATCTGTCTTTTTTGCAGCCTTGTTTTCCTTTACTTCTGTCAATTGCAATGCTGCATCCATCACTCCCATTTTGGCAATTTTCTCAATAAATTTATCGCTTACATCACACTTGGAACCGAATTTAGAAGAAGGCGTATTCATAAAATCTTTTGTCTGACTATCAAATGCCGGATTTTCAATATCGCATCTTAAAAACAAAATCAGTTGCTCTTTAATCGTATTTGGATTTACCTTTACCTTCTTTTTCTTCTCAATAAAATCACACAATTTTCTCGTGATCTGACCCAAAATATATTCTACATGTTTACCGCCTTTGGATGTATAAATGCCATTCACAAACGAAACTTGAATAAATTCATTGCTAGAAGTTAAGGCTACTGCATATTCCCAACGTTCACCATTTTCTTCGTACACTCTTGGAGCGACTGCCTTGTCACCAATATACAAATTAATATATTGCTCAAAATTCTTAGTCGGTATAATTTGACTATTGTATTTCACTTTAATGGTCTTATCGGTTACTGCAGAAATGTCATATACACGCTTCTTTAGCAAAGCGACCAGGTCTGGGGTTAACCCGGCTATGCCTAGCCTCTGATAATCGGGTTTAAAGGTGATCTTTGTATACGGTTTCACCTTTGAAGCCTTTGTGATTTTGGGTGGACAAATCTCATCCAAATTATTCTTAAATTCTTGTGTATATTTTAACCCTCTAATATGATCGACTGTTTCAATTTGCCCATAGGTTGACCAAATGAGAACTAATTTGAAACCGAAGCCATTCTTACCACCCACAATCTTTTTCTCCTCTTTATTGTAATTTGTCGATGTTCTTAAATGTCCGAAAATCAATTCCGGAACCCATGTTTTGTATTCCGGATGCTGGATCACATCAATTCCATTACCATCGTTAATCATCACAATTGTACCATCTTCTTGAATTGCAATATCTATGTAAGTAACTGGTAACGAATTTTCTACTTTGGCATCAATCTTGGTTTGCATTCTGATCACATGATCTCTGCAATTTACAATACCTTCATCAAACAGCTTGAATAGACCCGGAATATAACTAATGTTTTTTTCAATAATTCTATCATTTGCTTCATTCATAATCCACAAACCAGCATCTACTGTTTCCACGGAACCGATATAGGTATCCGGATTGTCTAGGATATGCTGTTTATCGGTCTTTTGTTGTACGTCAAAATATAATTGCTCTGTAGTGCTGCTCATTGTTAACTATATATACTTATCTAATTTCTATTTAAATAGATTCAATTTTATTTGAAAAAGAAAATAAAATTGTTATTAAATAATTAATAATTAATAATTTAATTTATATAAATAAATTAAATGCCTTCTAGTTTGAATTTTACTCCCGGTAATAAAGCAAATTTAAAATTATTATTGCAAAAAGAACTATTAAGAACTTATTATAATGCTTTTAACACTAATCAGACAACTCAAGACATTTTAAATGCGGATCAAATCACCGAAGGAACATTATGTAATTGTAAACCATTTCGTTCCAATTCTGTTAAACAAGGTTATAATGATCCTAGCCAAACACAAAATCAACGATTTGCATCTATATTGACTGGAACTTTAGGCGGAAGAACTACATTTGGCAATTTAAATAAACCCGCTGTTGTAAATTATTTGGGTAGTTGGCAAGGACAACCTGGGGGCTCTGTTAAACCATTAAGAAATACGTTTTGAAAGATGATTTAAAAATGCGTTGCA